AAATGAACGAAAAACAAGCATTAGAAATTATTAAAGCTATTCTTGATCTTGCTACCAGTAAAGGGGTATTTTCAAAAATTGATGAATCTTTTACTGCAATACAGGCATTTAACAAGATAGCTGAAAAATTTAAAGATGAACAGGAGCATAATGCAGACACAAACTGATCCAACACATATTGCTACATTTAGTACAGTATTGTTTTCCCTGTTAGGGATCCAAAACTTGTCTGAATTGGCAAACATTATTTTTCTTGGTGCCAGTACCATTTCCTGTACAATTTCAATTTTAGTAGGTTTAAAACAACTTAAAAAAAAGTAATATGAAAAGAATACTTAAAAATATCAAAACATCATTGTTTGGATCTATTGCTGGTGGTTCCCTTATTCTTGATGGAATTCAGCAAAAGAACTGGATTACCATTATTGCTGGTATTGCTGCTGCCATTACTGGATTGTTAGCAAAAGACAATGATGTCCAATAAAAATAAAATTTATATTGGGATAGCGGTTTTACTGATCTTGTTAATCGGAAAAAAAGTGAGTGCATTAAATATCATAAAAAAGTTTGAAGGTCTTGAACTGACCAGCTATGCTGATACAGGGGGCATTTGGACCATTGGATATGGCAACACAATAAACAAGGACACAGGACAGGCAATTAAACCAGGTGATAAAATTGACCTGGAAACTGCTGAAAGGTGGTTGAAAATGGATGTTTCTGAACGTGAAAAAAAAATAAAGGGATTAATCAAGGTTCCGGTTACTGCAAATATGATGGCAGCAATGACAAGTCTAGCATATAACATTGGTACTGGTGCATTTGGTTCTAGTACTTTGTTAAGGTTACTTAACCAGGGATCAGATAAAAAATTGGTAGCTGACCAGTTTTTGAGGTGGAATAAGGTACAGGGCAAAGAGGTTAAGGGATTAACAAATAGGCGAAAATTAGAACGGGAATTGTTCTTAAAATAGGTTTTGGTTAATTATTTGAGGTGTTTTAAAGGGGGAAATTTTTTATTTCTCCCTTTTTTTTTGCTTAAAAATTTGGAATTATCAACAAAAGTTATTTAAGTTCGCATTGACAAACGATTTTTTATAACATTTTAAACGAAAAACAATGAAAAAAACTGCTATTCAGATCATCTTGATCGTTATTGGTGCTATTCTTTTATGTTTTGCTGACAATTTATGATCCGTTTACTTGCTTGGGTAATATCAGTAATTTATCTGATAGTTTTCGGCATCCCCATTGCCATTGGTTTATTGATCATTTTACAAATTATTTCAATCTCAAAATTTATCAGCAATGTTAGAAAAAAAAGAAAAAAGCATAATAGTACACAATTACCTGTATGGTCTGATTACTTTCCTGACCAATCACAGGATCCCATTTACTGAACTGCCGGAAGGTAAGATTGAAATTTTTTATCCTTCTGAATTAACATTATTTCAAATAGGCTACCACTTTGGAAGGTATGCTGAAATGCAACACAATTAATTTTATGGAACTATTTAACAACTTGCGTGAAGCAATGCTGGAAATTGATTATATCCAGCAAAAAGTAGATCGTTTAAAACTTTGTCAAACTTCAGGCGAAATTTCAAATATAATTATCAGCTTTGATACTGGATCAAGTCGCAAAATAATAATGCAGATTGATACTGATATATCCCTGGTCAATGAAATTAAATTACTGATCCAGGCAAGTATTGAACTTTATGAAGAACAAATTCAGGAACTTAAATTAAATTTTTAAAAAAAAACAATGAGAACAACAACTTTCCTTTCAGAAAAAGAACAACAAATTTGTGATAAAGCATTTAGTAAAATGAATGATCAATTTTCAAGTAGACAATTTGGTAAGGCATTAAGGCATTACGGATTAACTACTGAATTTATTCTTTGTGATAAAGCATATACATATTTAAAAATGAATGCAAGAATAATTAAAGGCACAAAAAGTTATATTAAAAATGATGCAAAGAATATTTTTACTGATATTCAAAATAATAATGATAACGATATTGTTAGCAATGATATAGATAAAGCAATAAAACTTTTAATTAGCACTGGTAATTACAAAATATATTTTAAAACTGAAGAATTTAAAGAAATTGTATAAAAATTATAATATGAAACCAGTAAAAATGAACGGATTTGTATATTATTTTGAGGTGTTTATCACTGCAAATGAACCTTTTATTTTAATGTCTACAACCGAATATCCAAGCGAAGGATTATCTAAAATTTATTTTTTACGCAAATATTCTATGAAATTTGCAATGGAAGATTTTGTGAAGTATGAAAGCAATATAAAAGAACGCAACACACAAAGAAACAATGAAGTGCGTTAATTGCTCAAAACTTTTCACAATAACCCAATACAGGGGCAAGGTTGGTAAAGCACTTTGCCCCTATTGTTTAACCTTAAATAAAAATAAAAATGGCAAGACCATTTCTACCAAAAGAATTAGTAAAAAACAAATCAGTTAAAGTCCGTTTTACTAAAGAAGAAAAAGAACAAATAAAAAAAATTTGTAAAGAACAAAAAGTTACTTTTTCTAAATTTTTGAGAGATGCAATTTTTTTTCAATATAAAATAAAAATAAATTAAAATGTCGCAAAGAAACAAAGATTTACCAGCAATGCCAGTACACCCAATGCAAGACAAATTTGGTCAAATAATCCTTATGGCGGGAATGTCAAAGCTGGAAATGACTGCACTAAATATCCTGACTGCACAATTACGCAAAAATAATGTAGAAGATCTATCCCCTGAAGATATTACTTTTGTAATTGGTCAATCTTATGAAATAGCAGAGGAATTCTGTGCATTTATTGAAACTAAAAGTGAAAAGGAAAGTAGTATAATAATCTAAAAAGTGTAAACCAATGACAAATGATCTACACGAAAAATTGTTATCCCGAAAATTTAAGCAAAACTACACACCACCTGATGAAAACATTATTTTTACTATTGATGGTAAAAATATAGGTTGTTTGCAGTCTTTTGTTTGTTTTCAAGGATTACCTAAAGCTGGTAAAAGTACATTTATCACCAGTGCCATTGCTTCCGCATTTACTACCTGGGATATATTCGGGATGAAATTAAACTTTCCATCAAACAGAAAGCGGATCTGTTATATAGATACAGAAAGCAGTGATTTTGATTATTACAGGGTTTTGGACAGGATCAGAACGCAAATAATAACTGATCATTTACCTCACAATTTTGACAGTTTTCTGTTTAGGGAAGATTCACCCAATGAAATCCAAAAAATGGTTGAAATCTATTTACAGGAAAACCCTGATTGCTCAATTTTGGTACTGGATGGAATCCTTGATCTTATATCAGATTTTAATTCAGTTGAACAGTCTTTTTACCTTATTCAATGGTTAAAAAAAATAACCAAAATTCATAATTTACTGATCCTTTGCGTACTGCACTTGGGCAAAAAAGATCAAAACAGTATTGGTCATATAGGATCCTACCTGGACAGAAAAGCACAGTCGGTTTTAAAAATTGAAAAAAATAAGGAAAACAAAACCATTGATCTGTCAGCAACTTTTTTAAGAAGTTCAGATGAATTTAACCCAATTTCAATTTACTATTCAGGATCATCCTGGACACAGGCACACAATGCACAGGATAAAACAGGAACATATATTTTCGGGATGGAAAAGACCAGCTTAATTAACAGGATCTTATTTCAACCACGCAAATATTCTGAAATGTTATCTGATCTTGAGGAATTTACTGGCAAAGGATCAACAACTTGTAAAAAACTTTTAAAGGATTGGTTGCTGGATGGATCAATAATTAAGTCAGGGGATATGTACAAACAAAAATGATGTTAGATGAAACACATACAACATACTACTAAATTTATCACAGAATTGAATAGTATTAATCATAAAATATTATATACACCATTTAGAATATCTGATGAAACCTGGTTAATTGGAAAGCACAAAGGAAAAAAAATAAAAGATTTACCTGTTAAATATATTGAATGGGCATTAAAAAATTTAAAAATGTCTGCAAATGCAATATTTACATTGCAAGAATTAAAAAACAAATACTATAAAAATTAAAAATTATGTGGAAAGCTATTTATCAAAAAAAATTTGTAAAAAGAAGAAAAGATGCATTTTGTAAAATTTGTAACAATATTGTCACAACAGGTGATTATGCTATTGTTTTAAATTTAACTACTGGACACACTTTGCCTGATGATGATTTTGATATACATTTTGAAGGATGTGTTGGTATATATCACATTGAATGTTGTGATATAGCAATACAACAAGATGATACAGGTTTTGAAATTGTTGTTGAAGAAATTAACAATCCACAAAAAAAATAGGATCAGTTTCCTGATCCTACCTTGACAAATGATCTTTCTTGACGAAAAACCACTTTCCCTTCACCACGAAAATAGAAAATTTCTAACAAAATGAAACTTTACACTGCCATTATTTTTTTTAAACCTGACACTGGCATCCAGCCAAGAAAATATCGCAACATTAACAACATTGATAATTTGCTCAAATTTGCCCTTAAAAGTGGTGGATGGTATGTGAACCTGTATTGCAAGAGAACTAAAGAATTTGAGCACAGAGAATACCTCACAGGGGCATCCTGACAAAGATTAACACTACACACAAACACAAAAGGGGCAATTTGCCCCTTTTTTAGTTGCTAAAGGTCAAGGAAAAGTGAATTTGATGAATCTTGGTCAGTTTAGGTCAGTTTTTCTAGTGGTCAAAATGGTTCAGGAAACCTGGGTAGGACACTTGCACCCCTAAAGGGGTGCAAGTGTACCTATATACTGACCTGGTTTCTGACCTTGATTGACCTAATGTTTGTTTTTTTGAATATTATTTAATAACTTTGGGTAATTATTTGAAAATTTTGAAAATGAAAAATTGGATTTTAATCGGTTTGGCTGGATTAACTGGATGGTATTTGCTAGGCAAAAGTCAGTTAGCAAATAGAACAAAATTGATATTTAAAAAACTTGGGTTTGCGAATAAAAAATTCCAATTAGTTTTTGGTGTTCAGAATCCAACCGGACAAACTGCAAAGGTTTCTGCCATTACTGGTGAAGTTTACCTGGGTGATAAATTAATTGCTGATTTTTCCAGCTTTGCAGAACAAAAAATTGCTGCCAGGTCTGAATCTGAATTAAAAATACAGGCTTCCCCTACTATTGGAATATTGCAGTTAATCACTTCAAAAAATTGGTTAAAAAAAGGTTTACAATACACAATAAAAGGAACTGGTAATTTTGATGGTATTGTGGTTCCTTTTGATTATAAAGCGAATTTAATCTGATGCAGAAAAATTTACTTTTGGGTAGATTAAAAAGTTTTGGTGGAAACTCCAAAATGTTAGTCAGGGATCAACAGGTTCCTGATATTATTTCTGCAATGTTGTCTGCTCACAAAATGTATGCCAGTGAATATGATAAAATTAGTCAAGATTTTTATTCAGGTGATGGCGTACAAACTGCAAAAAATTTGTTTGAATTTCTTAAAAAGAATGTCAGGTACAAAATAGAATCTGACAGAAAACAACGTATAATGTCACCCAGTGCAATCCTATCTTTGGGAAAGTTTGGGGCGGACTGCAAAACATACGCACTTTTTATAATGGGGGTTCTTGACTCACTCAAGAGAAAAGGACTGATCAACAACAAAATTTTTTACAGGTTTGCCAGTTACAGACTTTTAGATGAAATTCCGCATCACGTTTTTGCAGTTATTCAGGATCAGCAAGGCAATGAATTTTTTATTGATCCTGTATTGTCAAAATTTAACGAAAGAAAAACTTACTACCATAAAATAGATAAACAACCTTCTATGCCACTTTATTCCGTTTCAGGTATTGGTGCCCCAAAAAAGAAAACTGCTGCAAAGGCAGTTGCACCAGCTGCACCAAAAGAAAAAAAGAAAATTGTCCTTAAAATAGCACTGGCACCAGCAAGAGGATCTTTCCTGTTGTTGGTTGGTCTAAATTTTATGGGTTTAGCTACTAAATTGAAAGCTGCTTTTGCAAATAGGGCAGATGAAACGCAAAACTGGTGGAAAAACTTGGGTGGTAATCCAAACGAACTTTTGAGAAAAACTGAACAGGGAGCAAAAAAGAAAAGGATTGCTGGTGCTGATGTTGAATTTAATTCTGAAGGACAAATCGGTGTTGTTGCTGCTGGTACTGCTGCTGCTGCTGCTACTGCTGCACCAATACTTATTAAATTAGCTGAATTTCTGTCAAAATTGGGTATTGATGTTAAAGAAGTTTCTGAAGTTGGTAAAAGGGTTTTGGCTAAGCAAGTTAAAAACGTAGTTGAAAAAAGGCTTGAAAGTGATGCACAGATGGAACAGGCTTCACAAGATGAAGTTGATCGTATTGTGAACCAGGCTGAAAATTTCAATGCTGATGGATCTAAAAAAATGAATTATTTGCCCATTGTTATTGGTGGGGCAGTAATTATTTATCTGATCAGTCGCAAAAAATAATCACTTTTCCTTAACCTTTAATAATATAATATTATGACACAGGCACAAAAAATTGCAAAGGAAAAATTTAAAAAAGCAATCGAATACAGAAAAAAAACTGGTGCAACGCTTAAAGAAGCATTTGCATTTGTTTATGGTAGAAAGGTAAGTCCTGTAAAAAAGAAAGCTGCACCTAAGAAAAAAGCTGCACCAAAAAAGAAAGCAGCTGCAAAAAAAATAACTGGTCATAAAAAAGTTGGTGCCTTGCCTATTGATTTTAAAGGAAACTTTTTAGGTTATAGGTTTAAAGTATTGAATCAATATCAGTTGGATGGTGGAGTAACTGCTCAACTGGTTGAAGTTGATGGAAAAGGTGATATTATTGCTGAACTATCAGGAAATCCAAAAGAAAATGACAGGGCAGCCGCAGTATTATATTCAGGTGGACTGGCAACCGGTAAGGATGTTTATTTGGATGATAAAGACAAAAAAGATCTACAAAAAAGAATTAAATCTTTTGTTGTTGGATTAAATAAAGAGGTTGCAGCATATAATTCAGGTAAAGATACCAGTAAGAAAAAAAGCAAAGGTTTAAAAATTGTTTACAAACACGAAACTAAAAAACTGGCAGTTGTTGATCAAATTAAATCAATACTGAAAAGCAATAAAAAGATATTAAAAGGTGGATACACTTTAAAAACTGGTGTAATAAGAGAAAAAAAAGTTGCTGGTATTAAAATAGTAAGTGGTGTAATAAATGCTAAACCAAGTGTTATACTTTTATCTAAAAAAATACAAAAATTAACTGATATTAATTATCATAGTGAAGCCGTTTTACAATTAGCTAAATTTTTAAATGATAAAAAAAATGTTATTTTAATAAATAATGTTATAAAAATGGCTGATAGTTATGGTTATATGCCAAGTGAATTAATATCAATTCGTAATCAAATATTAAATAATTTGTTAAGTTCATTAAAAAACAAATATGGTGAAATTGATTACAAATTAATATATCATTCATTTTAATATAAAAATCTTGGGATTGCTTCCCACATAAACAAAAAAAAACAAAAAAAATGGCACGTAGAAAAAAAAGGTCTGCACCCAGCCGTAGGAGAAAATCTCGCAAAATGGGAGCAATCGGAAA